CTAAAATCCATTCTGCTTTTCCATATTTCTCTTTCTTCTTTTTTGGCGGTTTTCACTATCTCTTGGTATAAGTCTTCACATATTCCGCACATTTCTAAATCTTTATTTATTGGCTTTTTCTTTTGTTTATCTAAAATAATCTGGTCTATTGTAGAAAACTCATCTTTTATTGGTTCTTTCATTTATTTAATAGTTCTTTTATTTCTGATAATGCTTTGTTGTAGCCGTGTTGAAATTCTTTATTCATACACTCGTCTTCTACTTTGGTATCTTCTTGTATCAAATCTTGCCATTTCGGCAGGTTATCGGAGATGAGGGAAAGAAGATAATCAGCTTGTATCTCTTCCCTATAACCCTTAAAATATGGCTCTCTTAATATCTCAATAATTTGTTGTTTCATTTATCTTTTTCCCCTTGAGGGGGATTAAGGTTTAAGTATGTCTATTTAAAGCCCAGTCAATTAAATTATCATAAGGATAAAAAAGAGGTTCATAATAAACAATAATTTCGCTTTCCATGATTAAGCATTTCCAACAAATACCGCTCGTATTATCTGTTTCAACTAAATTGCATATTTTACAAATCATAATTTTTTATTTATCTTCATACATTTTATCAACCTTGGCTTCTAATTCCTTTATTCTTTTTTCATTATTATTAAACATATTTATTTAACTTTTAATTATATAGCCCATTAAGAAGCCGAATATTATTCCGATAAGATACATGATTCTTTTTGAACTCTCTTTGTTCTTTCTCTAATCCTCTTCATCTTACAATCAAGACAAACAGGATTAACTCTTAGATTTGTTCGACCTTTGATTACTTGACCGCATTTATAGCACTTTACTATTAAAACACCAATTTCTTTTTTTCTCATTCGTATAATGGATTATGACTAAGTTCTTCTTTACATTCATCTATGATCTTATGAAGGTCCATTGTGCTATATGTCACTGTGTTTGCATCTTTCATCAGTTGATCCATTCCTTTGACTCCAAGTTCTTTTGTCAATCTTACACCATAGACAGCTAGATTACCGCGCAACCATTTGTTGCATCTGGGACATTGAGGACGAAGGTTTCTTCGATCAAAATCGAGTTTATTATGAAAGTAATGTCCTGCCTGCAATCGTTTCCAATGAAAAGTCATATAACAAGTATAACAATAATTTAGTCCCTCATCATTCGCTCCAGTCAGTCTGACTAAGGGTGATATGAGATCCCAAGCTACTTTATGTAGGTATCTATAAGACTCATGATCAACCTTTCGCCTCTTCTTTTTGTGTTTCCGTTTGAACATCAGACTCTGACGGTTGCTGTGCTGATTGTCTCACTTCAGTTTCGACTTTTTCTCTTTTTGCTGCTCTTACCTCTTTTCTCTTTGCTCTCATAAGAGGTTTGCATTCGTCACAGTACTTTTGAATCTTCGTTTTCGCGTCAACTTCTTTTTGACAGTTCTTGCACTCAATTTTCTTCATATATATAGATGTATACATAGATGTATAGTATACATATTAATTATAATTAATAATTAGTATTAAGAAGAACTAAGAATTTAATTGTTTTGGAAGGATTCAAAGGAAACATTTACTTTTTTGTGAGGGAGCTTTCTAATTTTCTCTTTTTTTTTCCTTCACAAATGTGAGGAGGTAATCTTACCCGGTGATTCCCGGTGATTTCGTTGAAAGTGCTTTCTAATTATATTTTACCATTTGCAAGAAAGTCTGTAAATCCCTGAGAGAGTCAAAAATGACCTTCAGAACCTTTACAAGATATCTTGCTTGTGATATACTATATATATAGGAGAATCTTCACAATTTAGGAAATCTCTCAGTAAATAAAGGAGAAAAGAGTTATTAACAGCTTGATAAATTAATGATCCTTTACAAGACATCTTGCTTTGTGGTATAATATAACTGTAAAGATCATCCTGTTAATAACTCAAAGGTCGGAAGAAGATCTTACACCATATCATTAACAACTTAATCTTATGAAACAAAAAGAAATCGATAAGATCAACAAAGAACGAACAGATGGTTTTAAAATTATTAAAGCTTCACAACCATTTAATAATCCAAATCATCTTCCAGGAAAAATTGATTGGGACAAGAAATTCAGACCAGATTGGTTCAAAGTTCCAACAACAAAAATAGTAGTAGAATAAAAATTGATTGCAGAAGAGAGCAAAGAACTCAAGTTCGAAATTCTCTTCTAAACAAATGAAGGTACAAATATCAAAAGTCGATCTAGCAGTAGTATTATTCTTAACCATTACCTTCGGTTGGCTTCTTGGAAGATTCACAGAAGCAATTGCCGTTGGTAATATAAAACTATGGTAGACCAAGAAAGATTAGAAATCCTTAAGAAAACTTTAGAGACAAAAATGAAAGATGCAAAAATCTTTAGAGAACTTATGGAATCAGCAGAAGTCGAAGTAGATCTTCTCAAACAGGCAATTGATGAGATCGAATTAGAAACTAAAACAAATAACTAAGATGACTAATGAGTACTTCACAATTGAAGATGAAGAGGGAAATTTAAGACCAATGCAAGGACTCTGGAGAAATGATGAAAATCTAAAATACTATCAACCCGAGATTGACAAGTATATGATCAAAGCAAAAAAAGAAGGTTTAAAGTTAGTCTTAGTCAAAATATTAAAGTCGAATAATTAAAAATTGATTGCAGACGAGGGGGAGATAAGAGAAAGTTTTCGGCAATAAATTCTTTCTCCTCCCCGTCTCACAGGTACCATGAAAATAGAAAACGAAACTCAATGTCAAACTCGAGATATTAAAAAGCTATTGCTGCAATGCTGCAGAGTCGCTAAGACAGGGAGAGACATCAGAAGGAGACTGACAGTCTATGTCGTTGATAATGACAAAAATATCTCAAGAGCAAATTACTCTGGAACTTGGGCAAAGATCAACATCGGTCACTACTGGAAAGAGAAAAGGATCACTGATCCAATTACTTGGAAGAGAGAAGTTGCTTGGGTAGCAGTTCATGAGTTCCTTCACTCTAGAGGGATCAGCCACAGAAAGATGACTTTTCGCTATCCATATTATAATGACTGGGGTCTACTCAGAAAAGATCCAGAACAAATGGCTTGGGTTGATAACTACCAACTCAGACTCAAAGAAGTCAAACCAATCATTGAGAAAGACACTCAGATGATTAGCTACCAACGAGTCTTAGCTAAAGTAGAAGAGTATAAGTCAAAGGTCAAAAGAGTCAATAATAAATTAAGAGACTACCTGAAAAAGCAACGGAGATACGAAAGAGTCTTAGTTGCAGCAGGTAAGATCAAAAACAAATGAATAATTATTACTTCATTCTTATCGATCACCTTGATGGTGACAAAGATCAAATGTATGTTCACAAAGATCATCTAGAGTCAGAACTTGAAAGAGCAAAAGAAATGTTTCCTGACTCAGACATAAAGGTCGTAGCAGAAGATGAGACACCAGATTTATAACTATGACAATGGTTCCTTCGAAAAGAGTCGGTGACAAGATCAAGAAAAGAAAGTGCAGATTTTGTGGAGAATCTGTTCAACCAGAACATCTCTGTCACTGCATTAATTGCAATCAAAGTATTTGCTACTTCTGCGCAGTAGTTCAAGGCAATGATCGATACTGCGAAGATTGTAAAGTCAAATTACACTTAACACCAATCGGCGACGAAGACTTTATATAATAACATGGACAAACTAAAGTTAGAAGTACTAGAACATCGTCTGACGACTCTCTTGAAAGAAGAGATGGTCTCGGAATTCAAACATAAGGGTTGGGGATTACTTCTCAGAGCAATCTATCATCTCCGTCACGAGAATGATGCACCACATTGGTTTCTTGATCTGACTCCAAGAGAACAGAAACTATTAGCTATGAGATTCGGACTTTTCACTGGCACAACAACGACAATGGAAAAGACTGGAAAAGAATTTGGAATCACACCAGAACGAGTCCGACAGATCCAAGAAAAAGCATTAGAAAGAATTCGTTCACGAATCAACGTAATTATATGATACCAATTCAAAAAATCTTAGAAGATCAAACATTAGCAGGAAAGAAAGCACATCATGCTAGAACTTGCTGGACTCCTTCAAAACTTGGAGCATGCATGAGAGGTCTCTATCTAGAAAGACTTGGAGCAAAGCCAGATGAAGAATTAGATGCTAGAACATTAAATGTCTTTAAGCTCGGTGACTACTGTGAAAGAAACGTGATCGAACTTCTTAAGCAAGAGACTGATTTAGAAGTCCAGACACAAGTTGAAGTCAGAGATGAAGAACTAGACATTCATGGATTTGCAGATGCTATTGTCAAACACATTCCAACAAATCAGATCGAACTCCTTGAGATCAAGTCAAAGAATTCAAAAGCATTCTGGCACATGAAGACTGAAGGAGCAATGAGACAACATGAATACCAAGCTTGGTTGTATATGCATCTTCTCAGACTTGAACTTGGTTCAGTCTTATATGTCTCAAAAGATGATCAATGCAAACTTCAGTTCCCTGTATATCTGAATGACGAAAAATTAGCCAAAGAGGTGCTTGACTATCTTGGGACACTGAATAAGTGCTGGAAAGAGAAGATCATGCCTCCTATGGCAGCCAGAGGCACGTGGCAAGCTAAGTACTGCCGCTTCCATAAGCAGTGTACAAAGGTCGAATATGAAAAGTTAACTAATAAAGAATATGAAAATAACACCCAAGAGATTAAAGAAGATCAAAGCTCTTCACAAAAAGGGAAAGAGTGAAAGATCAATCGCTAGATCAATCGGTTGCTGCAGAAGCACCGTCTGGTACTGGCTACAAAAATAACATGAACAAACAACTCTTCAGAGAATACTACGAACTAGAGTCTCAGATCAAAACACTCGAATCAAAGAAAGATGAGATGAGAGTTCAATGTCTTCTACAAATGAAGGAAGATAAACTAGAGTCAGTTAGAGAAGAGTTCGGAACTTTCAGTATTGTCTCTATCAGAAGATTTGAATACACACCGAAAGTGAAAGAAGCAGAAGAAAATGTGAAAGTTCTTAAAAAGGCCGAAGAAGATCTTGGATTAGCAAAAGTCACAACTTTTGATACTCTAAGATTTGCAACATTAAAAGTTAAAGAACAAAAGAATGGCTGAGATACAAGTCTGTATGCATTGTCATTGTGAGTGCAAGAAAGATAGAAAATATTGTCCTGACTGTGACACAGCAGAGAAAAGAAAACTAATGGATGACGCAAACAAGTCTGTTAATCCGAATTTCAAATGCCATCATTGTGAACAAACATGCTCTACGCCATTGTCATCATCATTATAGTTTTCATTTGTGCAGTTTGGGAACGAAAGTAAAGGTCGAAAGTAAAATAAAAACACTTATGATTGAACCTAACAAATGGTACACAATTTCAGAAGTCTTGAAGATTGGAGCTGAAAGATACTTTCCAATTAAGACTCGACTGACTCTTCTAAGATTGATCAGGAACGGAAGACTTCCAGTTCTGAATGCAGGTACAAAACAAAAACCAGTCTATTACTTTAAGGGAGAATGGCTATTAGCTTTCCTGAGCAAGTACGGTCAACTCACAATTCATAAAAAGGGAGAGATGATAAAATGGAAAGGTCCAACTAAGACCAAAACGAATGGAAATAAAAGAACTAATTGATAAAGTTAGGAACGAGACTTTCATACCACCTCTTGAGTTATCAGAATATAAACTAAGACTTTCAGCAGAATACGGCTATCTTTCAGAGCAGTTATCAAACATTCTAAAAGAGAAACCTGGAATCTGGCTAGAGATCAGACAAAGAGAAGGAGTCAAATCAGATAAGATTGCAGACACTCTTTGGGAAGCATCAGAATTTGGAAAGAAGGAAACTGAACTCAAGATCCAATTAAAGTCGATTGAGAAACTGTCAAGTGCAATTTCTAGTCGATTACAAATGTATGAAACAGAGGCACGTCTCTCAAGATAGGAAACTTAGTCCAAAGTATTTAGAAAGACGTCAAACTAAAAGATTCTTACAAAGGAAATTTGGGAAATCAAAAAAATATCTTCCACTGCTTAATCGGCTCTTAGATCGGGGAATTGGAAAAGTAAATATGATGGAAGAATATGACAAAATGTTAGCATGGTGTGCAGTGAATCGAATCACAAAGATCACAATTCTGAGATACAATAATTGGATCAAGAACCATTTCAAATGGGCAGATGAAAGGTCACAATCAGATCTAGAAAAATATGAACGAGAGAAGACAAAAAAATTACTCGATTCCAGAGATACCCCTCAGTCAGACAACTGATGTAGAAGAAGAGTTCATCAGAAGACTTGTCATCGAACCAGTACTGATGAAAGAAGCGTATGGAATTGTCGAGTCGAAAGACTTATTCTCAAAAGAATGCAAAGAGATCTTCATTGAGATGCTTAAGTTATATGAGAGACAAGAATCATGGGATATGCTAATCTTGAGTATGAAGTTTCCAGATCACATACTTCATGAAGCTCATAAAGATGTAATCTATTCTGTACCAGAGTCTGTCGGAGTTAGTTCATTCAAACAACAAGTCAAAGCAATTAAGTCGTTCTCAATCAGTCGAGAGATCTATCAGTTTACGACAGATCAAGCTAGTCTTTTCTGGTTCAGAGATCCAGGAGATTATGCAACAAGTGCATTAAACTTTTTCTCAAAACTAGATCTGAACTACAATAGAAAAGAACAATGGAATCTAACTGAGTTATTCAAATCATATCAAACACTTATGGAATCAAGACTTGCAGGTCTCACAACAGGAATTACAACGGGATTCAAAGACTTAGATTATCTTTTAGGTCAAGGATTCCAGAGAAAAGACTTAGTTATTATTGGAGCAAGACCTTCAGTTGGAAAGACATCATTCTCATTGACTCTTGCACATAATGCAGCAAAAGCAGGATTCAAATGTTTGTTCATCTCATTAGAAATGGATGCTAATGAAATCTTAGACAGACTTCTTTCTTTCCAGACAGGAATCCCAGTGACACAGTTGATCAGAGGTAAAGGAATCAAACAAGAAAAACTTCAAGAGGGCTATAAGCAATTGCAATCAATTCCTCTTTCAGTTCTTCATTTACCTAGAGCAACATCTGGTGATGTCTATGCAGCAGCTTCAAAGCATAAGTATATTCATGGTTTAGACCTATTAGTTGTTGATTATCTTGGCTATCTCTCAGATAATGGAGAAGATGAAGTTCTTAGACTCGGAAGAATCTCAAAAAGTCTTAAGACAACAGCAAACTTGTTAGATTGTACAGTCATAGCACCTCATCAGTTAAGTCGTAAGATTGAACAAAGATCTCAAGAAAAAAGAGAGATTCCCTTGCTTTCAGATTTAAGAGATTCAGGTCATATAGAACAAGATGCTGATGTGGTAATGTTCTTAAACAGAAATATACTCGGAGAGACTGGAACAAAGACAACTCTTAGACTTGGAAAGAACAGAACAGGTGAGACTGGAATCTTGAATCTCACATTCAACCAACTAACAACACGTTTTGAGTAATCTATGAAAGACCAAAAGAATCCTTTTTATGGAAGACATCATACAAAGACTGTAAAACTTCATCTTAGTCAGATAATGAGAGACAAATACAAAAATTCAGATCAACATCCTCCAAATTGGAAAGGTGGAAGATCTAGTCATCTGAACAGGAGAGCACTCGAACGAGATAACTTTACATGTCAAGACTGTGGACTTTACGATCCTGAAATTGTCTTAGTTGATCATATAAAGACTCAACGAGACAATCCTGAATTAAAATACGACTTAAAGAATCTAAAAACACTCTGTCCGAATTGTCATGCAAAAAAGTCTTTCAGAAATGGTGAGACTGTTTCAAAACATAAAACAATAAAACGAAGAAGATTCTACTGGTTAAAAAATCATGACAAACTTAGAATTACAAAAAGTAAATGAAAAGATGTTAGTTTGTGATGAATGTCTTTCTGGAATTTTAGAATTGGGATGGGGAACTCCCGGAAAGATCATGTTCATAGGTCAATGTCCTGCAGCCAGCAATACAACTGGAGCAAGAGGCACCTCTGAATTTGATAAGTATTTTCTTTCCTTCTTAGCAGAGGTTCCACTTAATCAGTCAGATTTCTATTTTACAAATCTTGTCAAAGTACCGGTCGACATTGATGTTATCGATAATGAAACAATAAAGCACTATCGGCAACATCTCTTAGATGAGATCCAAGCAGTGAAACCGACACTGATCATTACACTCGGTCGTTTTGCAGAGTACTGGCTGAAGGGACTCTGTGAATCAGTTTACTTACTCCATCCTGGAGCACTTCGGCACAATAGAACAGACCCACAGGTCTGGATTAATCAATTAAAAAATATAATACAATGCAAACATTCAAAGAATTCGCAGAAAATAATGGAAAGTTCCTTAAGTTAGAAGAGATCGGTGACACAACCGACATCGAGGTTGCTAAAGATCCTTTTACTCTTAAACCAAGAGTCAGCAACTTCAAAGATCAAGAAGGTAATCCTAAGATCGTCTTTGATTACATCTTCAAAGATCTAAAGACAGGAAAAGAATTAACATTCACAAATGGCAATCCCTCATTTGCTAGATTGATGGCAAAGACTGTTGTCGGTGACAAAATCAGACTTATTAAAATTGAGAAAAATGGTAGGCCAACATATACTCTTAGAAGACTCACTGGAGATGGTGGACTTGAACATATCGAAGAGTCAAATGAGATACAAACTAAAGAGGACGAGAACTAGCATGATGATTCTAGTTGAAGGGATTGATAAAGCAGGAAAGAGTACTATTGTCAAAGATCTAGATGAACTCTTCGAAAAGAAAGCAATTATTCTGAAGTTGTCTCAGAAACCAAAAGACAATAGTCATGATGAGATTATGAAAGCTAAAGTAGCATATTCTGAATTGTTCTATCAAGCAAAGCAACTTAGTGAGAAAGGACAGATCGTCATCTTTGATAGAGCCTATCCTTCAGAGATGGTTTATTCAATCAAAAGAGGCTATGATGCAATGAAAGATTCATTTTGGTGGAATTTCGATGAAGATCTTAGTCACATGTCAAATGACAATGAACTCATACTGATCTACTGTTCGACAGATCCAATGATCTTAGCTGAACGCTTTGTGTCAAAGGGAGAACAATTTGCAAAGCAAGAAGAGATTCCAACTCTCCTTGAGAGGTATGAGAATTTTCTAGCCTATACAAAAGTCTCATTTATAAGGGTCGACTCAATGAGAGATCGTTTAGCAAACATTGTGACAATTAAAGATCTAATTAAAAGAAACAAATGAACCTTAGCGATGTCAAAATAGATTACTCACAATACGAGGGACAAGATATTTTCAGTGTTATCTTTCAGAAACAAAAGATGCTGATCCAATTATATGAAGTTCCGAATGTCGATCTAGACGTTCCAAAAGATCAGCAGATCTTAAGAGTTTTAGCTTGGTGTGTTATCGAAGAAGCAGCTGAAGCACTTGATGTCATCTGGACAACTAATGATCCTGAACATCTAAAAGATGAAGTTGCTGATATGATGCATTTCTATGTTGAACTCTTGATTCTAAGTGGAATTGATAGTGTTGATTTTAGATCACAACTACTTTCAGAAATAGAACCTATCAAGATGACTTTAGCAGATGTCTTCACAGTCTTCTCTGTTCATTTAGCACTAGCAATCAATTGCTTGAAGAACAGATTTTGGAGAAAGACAAACTTAAAGACAGATCAAGTCTTTTTTCTAGATTCTATCAAAAAGACAATTCCTGATTTTATGAGTCTTGTTCATCAATTAGGTCTTACACCAGATGATTTAATAGATAGCTACCTGAGAAAGAACGAGATTAATCTCTTCAGGATCAGGTCTAAATACTAATGAAAGACTTAGACTGTACAAAGTGTATTCACTTCAAAGGAATTATTTGTGAATATTATGGAGAACCGTGGATTGGAACAGTCTCTTGTTCTGAGTACGAAGAAAAAGAGGAGAAAAAAGAAGAGATCAAAGTGAGTCCTAATCAATTAAAATTACCACTATGAGGATTTTTAAGGAGTTATTTGAGATGCATGCAGAACTTAGAAGAGAACTGATCCATAACGGTCTTTTAGTTCATGTCGAAACAGTCCAAGACAAAAAGGTCAAAGAAGATAAGAACTATTTGACAAAAGAACTAATTGGTTATTCTTTCTTAGTCAAAAACTCAGATAATCGAGATGAATGGATTAAAAGTCTTGATTGTAATTTAGATTGGTGCAAAGAAGAATTTGCTGAGAGAGTCTCAATTCATGAAATTAATCCAGGTAAAGCTTGGAAACTAAGAAGAAAAATATGGCAAGAATTCATTCATGACGATAAGTTCAGTTATTCGTACAATGAAAGACTAAGAGAACAACTCAATAAAACGATAGATCTACTCAACTCGAATCCTAGATCTCGTCAAGCAATCATCACTGTCTATGATCAACACTTAGACAAAGACAACAGAGCTGGTCAGAAAAGAATCCCGTGTAGTATGTACTATCAGTTCTTTATTCGAGAAGGAAAACTTCAACTAATCTACAACATACGGAGTAATGACTTTGTCAATCATTTTCCATACGATGTTTGGTTAGCAACAGAACTTCAGAAGTATGTAGCAGATCACAACAAACATGTTGCAGGACAAGTCGGTGATTTTATTTACTTCTGTGGTAGTTTACATGTTTTCTTTCATGACGCAAAAGAGATCTTTTAAGCAATCATCACTAAAAACACTAGCTCTAAACTGACGTAAGAAGCACGATTCAGAGGAGAGCTATGTAATATCATGTCAGAATCAATCAAAATGAATCAAAGTCCATTACCCGAAACAACGAAGTCATCAATGTCTTCATCGACTCATCCGTCTGAACAAATAAACTTTATAGATGCAATTAAACAAATAGTCGAAGGAAAGAAAGTTCATAAACTTGAATGGAAAGATAGAGAATACTATGTCTTTCTAAATGGAGATCTTCTTTCTATTCACAAACCAGACGGAGTAAATTATCAATGGGTCATTAACTTAGGTGATCTTAGTGGAACAGACTATATCATTCTATGAAGTTTATAAACATCTACGAAGAGAACAATCAAGTCGTCATCAAGACAAAAGAAGGAACTCAACACATTGACTATAAATGGTACTTCTGCATCTTGACAAAAGACTATCTTGAGAACAAAGAGAATGTCGATGATTTCTGGAAGAACAGAAAACTTGTCACTGATGTCGTCGATGAAGGCACTGGTTGGACGAGAATCTATGTCGATTACCCAATGAAAGAACAAGTCTCGACTTGGTTCGGAAAGTTCATGCCAACTTTCGAAGCAGATCTCAGATTGTGGCAAAGGTATCTAGTCGATGAAGACATCTCGCTTGAAACAGATCAATCAGTTCTTTACTTTGATATTGAGACTGATGATCTTAAGAAAGGAATTATTCCTGGTGACGAACAGATTGTTTCAATTGCTGCTATCGGATCCGACAACAAAGAGTATATCTTCACTTCAACAACTAACGAAAAGAAGATTCTTAGTCAGTTCATCTCAGTGATGGAAGACTATGATATTCTTGCTGGTTGGTTCAGTGAAGGATTTGATCTTGTTGCTATTACCAGAAGATGCTGGGAAAATCATCTTCCATTTCCTTGTAAGATCTCAAATTGGAGTGCTAAAGATCTTGGAGGTCTAGATTCTGTTAGAAGACAAGGCAAAGAAAGAGCACGACCTGAGAAGTTCAATCATATAGATCTGATGCAGAAAATGAAAGAACTTCATTACAGAGACACTGCACTAATTAAGAAGGTCAGATCTTTCTCACTCTCAGCAGTCTCTCAAGTTCTACTCGGAAAAGACAAAGTCGATCTTGGTGGTAAGACAATCTATGCTCTAGCAAGGGAGAATCCTGAGTTATTGCAAAGATACAATCTCAATGATGTCCGGCTTGTAAAAGAGCTAGATGAGAAACTTCAGATCATCAAACAGAAGTTGATTGAGCATGAATCTTGCAACGCTAGAATCAATGACTATACTTCTCACGGAAGAGTCGATCCATTTGCTCTTAGACAAGCACGCTTGAGACATTTGCATCTGCCCTCAAGACCTGATAGAGAAGAAGTGCTAGAAGCATACCAAGAAATGACAGATCGTGCTGCTCTTGACGGAAGTGATCACGGTCTCAAAAAGAAAGGAGACTACATTGGAGGTTATGTCTTTGATCCAGAAAAAGGATTACACAGGCATGTTAAACTATTTGACTTCCAATCACTGTACCCTTCAATCATCAAGACATTCAATGTCTCTGTTGACTCTTATGTTGGAATGAATATACCAGGTGAGATCATATTGCCAAGTGGTGCATGTTTCTCTAAGACTAAAAAGGGAATCATACCTTCCATCATTCAAGATTTGCTTGACAAAAGAAATGAAATCAGATTCATCCAAATGAAGAAGGTCCCAAAGGATAGCCCCGAATATACTAACCTACATTACAGACAGTACTCTTTCAAAGTTCTAGCTAACTCGATGTATGGTATCATGGGTGCTAACTTTAGTAGATACTACAAAAGAGAATGTGCTGAAGGCATTACGATTGTCGGTCAGTATCTCATTAAATTAGTCTGGGATTGGTTCCTCTCAAGAGGTCATCATCCTATATATGGAGACACAGATTCAATCTTTATCATCTTTGGAGAAGAAGAGGATCCTACTAAAGTCTCTACTGACATCAAAGCATACTTAGATCAACACTTGAAAGAAAAGTTTAACATTAATGAGAACCATCTGATCCTTGATTTCAAAGAAGAGTATGATAGATTCATCTCTGTGGCTAAAAAGAAATATGTCGGCATTGTCAAAGGAGAGATTGAAATGACTGGAGTCGAAGCAAAGAAGAGAGATACTCTTCCAAAAGCAGAACAATGGCAAAGAGAACTCTTAGATCTACTTTTGAAAGAAAATCATAATCTTCCTTTTTACGTTGATTGGGTCAAGTCAAAGAGAACGTTTGTTTATGCAGGATCAATGGAGAAACCAGATCTTACATTTCAAAAGAGACTAAGTCGAGAAATTGACGAATACGGCAAAGTTAACAAAGCCGGAAGAAAATCACCAATACCAGCACATGTTAAAGTCGCAGCAGTTATTAAAGAAAAGAACCAAGCTTCAAATGAAAAATTGAATCTTTATTCTGCTGGTTGTTATATTCCATACATCATCACAGGGACAAAGAAAGGGATTCATGCTGTCTATGCTGAAGACTACATACCAGGGTCTTATGACAAAGAGTATTATTGGAATGCATGTTATAGTCCTTGTCAGAGAATTCTTGAGTCAGTTTATGAAGGTGAAGACTGGGATCAGTATTCTGAAGAAGAACCTGCACAAAAGAAGCTCTTCTAAACAAAGACAGGATGTTACTCAACTTAAGCTCTAAACAGGCCTCTTAGGTCAGCCTAGACTCTCTGATCTCCCTCACAAATAGCTCTAAAGACTGCTTTTAAGCACTTAGACACCAAAACTCTCCTGTCGTGAGAAATCTAAGACTTTTGAGTAAAATATAAAAGTTGTCTTGGAAAGTTAATTAACTTTACCGAAGATCATTATTATTCTCTAACTTAGATTCTAACGATCAAGAGAGTTTTGTACCAATTTTTATAGTCTCATACAGGTTCTATATCCTGTCCAAAGACTTCCTTTTCCTTCCTTGACTAACTCAATGAAATAATCCATAGCACATCCGAAGTCCATAGCACACCATTCTGTAATAGGATGCTCATGGATATGTATTTGAAAACAACCATAAGCTAATCCTGAATCACCTCTGATATGAGCTGTTTGACAATATGTACTCTCTTCTTTTAATGTGCAATTGATGATCCATTCATACTGGGGATATCTTTCATGAATCAGTTGCTGTTGATATGTCGAATCTGGAAAGAGTCTAGCAGATCCAACTAATGAATTGCCTGAGATGACCTGAAGTTCTGAAAGTACTGGATCTTCGTGAGTAGGAGCTGTCGCAGTTGCCGTCGACAAGGCGTGACCAACGATTAAGAATAATAATAGAAGCGATGCTCCGACTATTTTTTTCTTAAGTCGTGTTTCATAGTTTTATGGTATAAATCTGACCCAAGATCTTCGGCCTCCTGCAACTCCCATTCTCATCTTCAACCAATTCAAGATTCCCAGTATGATTGCGCCAACTGTGAGTTGTGCAACTTCTGGATAGTTAACTATGAATTGATTGACGAGTACTGGAAGCAAGAAAGCTACGAAGTACTTGATCATCTTAAAGAACGTGACTTTTAATAAATATGTGAATTCTGTTGGCATAATTTTCGACGTATTAAGTTGTATGCTTTCGACCTTTAATTGTCAAGTATCTCATTAAGTTTAGCCCTTGTCTTTGGGCCGACTCTTTTGCCTCTCAGAATGTATCTCTCATACCAATTAAGTAGTTTGTACTGGATCTGAAAATTAAGAACTGCAATTCTTGTGTTCTCCCAGTAGTATCCAGTGGGATTGACTTTTAAGAATTCTAATTGTTTTAGAGCTTTTTGTAAGAACATGACTTCATCACTTCTTTCTAAATAGATAATGTCTTTATTGAAGACGTGAGTGACAATCTCGACTTCTGTTGGTTTCTTTTGTGAGACAACTCCTTTCAGAACAAATGGGACTTGAAAATCAAGAGAGAGTAGTTTCTGAGTTGGTTTGTAATGATCGTAGTCTCGAAAGTATTGATCGATACCATAGATCACTGTAGCATGGTTTGGAATGCAATCAGTTCCACATCTTGTAATAACAGGAAGACTCCAGTTGCATGTCTTTGTAAAGACTTCAAGTGGAGCTTGCTTTAGAGCTGTCTGCATTTCAGGAATCATTGGTTCATTGCATGCATAGAATGAGACATACTCATATTTGAATTCAAAGACTTCCCAAATCTTCTTTGCAAAGTCTAAGACATCTTGAGGTATTTCAGCATAATACTGATCCCATGAAAATGACTTTGATCGATCCCAAGGCCACATTGCTTCTGGTACTAAACCGAATCCACTAGTATGTTCTCGAATTGAGTCCCAGACTCTCTGACCACTATTTCCTTGTTTTGTTGTTCCAGAGACTTTAGCAGTAAAACGATCAGAACAATTGAATTCACCATTTGCATCAATAAAACCCCAAGCATTTAACTTAGCAAGATTTTCAGGTGAGATCAAGCCATTCTTGATCATATAGTTAATCTGGATCTCAATTGAGTTCAGAGCTGCGAAAGTGACACAAGCCATTGTGTCAAAATCAAAGGCCCATTGAAGTTCTGTCGATGGGAGACTTAGAGACCAATCACCATTCGGATTGAGTTCTTGGTATGTGATCGAAGATTCTCCTCCAACAAAGTAATCAGTCTTTCTTGTTTCGATGATAACTCCTCGATTTCTCATATTGTTATATTATAATACAAGCAAGAAAGCTTGTAAATGTTAGTTGTTAACAGGAGGGCTTACTTTCTTTTGACAGATTTCAGCCCTTGTGACTAGGAGGCATAAACAGTCTCAATACTTCTTTCTTTTTTGAGGATATTTGATAACAGGACTGTTGTAAGTTGTCCTCCACAATCCGGGCAGACTAATCCGTCGTAGGTTAACTGGACGATGCGACCACAGCTTTTGCATTGTAGTACCTCCATTCTTTACCTCCTTCTAAAGAACTATTTACTTGATAAATGTTCCATGAGTCTAATAGCAAACCATGTTAATAAACCACCCATTAGTGTAGAAACTGCAATAATACCAGATCTCCAATTTTCAAGAACATCTAATCTCTTATCAACTTCTTTGAATTTATCTCCAGTATCTCGACAAAAGACATCATGCTTTGCCTCATCAAACTTACTTCTTTCGAGAAATTCGACTCGTTTGACAAGATTGTCTTTGAGACCTTTGACTTCACTAGATAAACCGTCTAATTTCTCATCGACTCTGATGAGTAAATCGTGATCTGACTGTGGTTGTTCTGACATGTTTATTGATTTTCACTTGACGTTAAATTACTTCGACCTTGAAGCAACAGATTCTGGACAAACTCTGGCAATTTAGCTTTTCCAGCTGTTGCAGCAGGTTTAATTCCAGCTTTCATTGATTTATTTAGAACTTGAGCAGCTCCTGTCATAAATGAGGGACTCTGTACTGCTCTCATACCTCCAACTGCTCCAATCGATCCAATCGGTCCTCCTCCTGCCATCATACCTCCACCTCCTATTAAGAGATCAGCAAGATTAACAACTTTTGCATTCTGTCGTCTGATTCCTGTGTCAGCAATCGAATCAAAAGCTTCAATAAAGAATCGATATTCATTCATTAGCTTCTTAAGACCTGGAGTCTTATAAAGTTCTGTTCTGATTGAATTTGCAGCATCTTTTAAGACTTCTTGTTTGACAGCCATTGGTGCTCCGGGAGTACTGAATGACTTCTGAATTCTGAGACCATCTAAGAACCTTCTTGTTTCAAGAGCAGTCTCTGCTGTGACTTTTCCCGTTGGACTTGAGACGATTTCTGATGCTAGTCTTTTAGCTGTTGACATTCTTTCAGGTTGAAAACCATAGTCATAAGTCTTAAAGTCTTTTGTTAGATTATTAAGAAGTTTGACATAACCATTTTTGTTTGGAAGAGAGACTAATTTCTTGTCAGTAGCAATCTTTCTGACTTCATTCTCTAATTCAAATTGTTTTGTGATTGCATATTTTGCTTGAGTCTCAGCACTTCCTTTCATACCGCGTTCTAGAGCTTCAGAAGCTAATGTCGGATTGACTTTAACTTCACCTGCTGCTCCAAGTTTGATGATTCCTTTGTCGACAAGTTCTTTGAATTGAGCTGGATTATTCTTTTGTAGATCAACAATAGCACCTGACTTCACAAAAGCTTGCCAATCTGTCTTAGCATCTTTGTAGATTGTATTGTACATTCTTTCAGGAAGAGACTTTATTCCTTCAACTCCTTTTGAAAGAATCTTACCAGCTAGTGGAATTGCAGCACCAGTTGCTCCTCCAACTACTGTATTGAGCAAGACATCTTTGACAGAAGTCTCTTTCTGTTGAAGAGCCGATGTTGCTCCCATTCCAGCACCAAGTGCAGCTGATCTAGCCATTTGAGGTAGTAATTTACCACCTGCTCTTAAAGCTGCTGAACCAACCTTTGTGACAGGAACTAAGTTCAAAGCAAGTTGACCAGCACTAGCGAGTGCTTGTCTATTGTTGACATTGCCCGTAGAAAGTTGATTTGCTACTCCTTCTTCAATGAGACCTTGATTTTCCATTGACTTAATATATTCAAGATTCTTTCTTTGATTAGGATCGATCTTTGCTAACTCAGATCCAATTCTTCGACCAACTTTCTCAATTCCGAGAAAACTTCCGATCTTTCCTAAGAGTCCTTTTGTCTTCATCTCTTCTTCTGACTGAAGAGTGACTGAAGGAGCTTCTTGTGTGAACCCTGTTGTTTCTTCGTCTGGTATAAATGGCATATTATTTTTTTCTATATATTTTTGAATCGAATTCGTTTGCTGGGATTGTACCTGATTTCCCATCACTTATACGAATGACTCTTATTGTCTCTGAAGTCGACTCTCCAGAGGTTCCTGTTGAAGGACTTTGGAAACCTGCAACGTACTGATTCCACTGATCTCCGACTCCTGCAACATTTGCCTGTGATTCAAATGATTTCATCTTTGTTGATGCAGCAGAATCAATTGCATCTACGATTCTTTGAGCAGCATCTGCAATCTGTAATGCAACGTTTGATCTTATGATCTTACCTGAAGTGATCTGTGAAATACTCTTTTGAATTTCTCCTACCTTCGAATCTATAGAATTCAAGTTAGAAAGTTCTCCTTCTCGTACTGCTGATTGATATGTATCAAGTGCCTGAACATACGAATAACCAAGTGTTAGTTGTAATGCAGCATTACCTGGGTCTTTTCTAATTGCATCAATTGCACTCTTAAGAACTGGTGTTCTGTCTTTAGCTAGAACGAGTGGAGAACTATTATACTTCCCAACGATTGTGTTAAATGTCTGAGTCTGTTGATAAGTTGTTAGTTCATCATTAGTAGATTTCTTATTCGCTGCTGTCCATTTTGACCAATCAACTTTTGAAATGACAGAGTCTCTGACTTCTTCAGGAACCGATGTCGGTGATCCTCCTGATTCAATCATCTTTACATAACCGTCAATGACACCTGGTGAAGGTGAGAGTTTTGCAAGATCTTGTCCCATCTCTCTCATTGTACCTAAGATAGACTCAAAGTTTGTTAGTCTTGAATCATTCGCTTTGATCTTTGCTGATATAGCATCGATCTCTGGTTCGATAGCTTCTCTTTTTCCAGTTCTGATTGCTTCTTGTTGTGAAGGATTCAGATTTCTAAGTTCTTCTGGAGTGATCTCTGAAGTTCTTCCAATTGCTGCTCTTTGAAGACCTGTTTGTTGTTTATAGAGATCTTCATTACCTCCTCCATTCTGTGCCTTTTGAAGCATATCTAAAATCGCAAGATTAAACTTCGTAATTGGAGTCTCATTAGAACTTGACGATCCTGTTGATCCTGTCGTCTCTGTTGGTACAATCGGAGGTTTAATTGTTTCTGTAACTGAAGTTCCTGGCTGAGGGACTAAAGAAGGATTTGAAACAGAAGGTGCTGAGACATTTGGATAGACAGACTCTGTTTTGTATGGTGTTGATCCTTGTAGTAATGATTGAATTGTTCTTGGATCTTTAACAGCTTCTATACCTTCAGAAGTCTTGATGTAAAAAGCTCCTTGTGGTGATCTAAGTATTTCCATATATTTATGTGTTATAAAAATTTAATGCTCTTTTTTCACGTTCGGCCTTTTCGAGTTCGGCAGCTCTTGTTTGCTCTGCCGTTGTTCGAGCTTGTGTTGTTGTTCCATATACTCCGCTTTGTAAATCATACAAATTACGAGATTCGATTGGAACATATTGACCTTCTCCTAATAAACTTAGTGATCCTTTTTCAATCGAAGGAGAACTAAGTCCTGAAAGTCCAAGAGATCCAATGTCTCTTTCTGCTGTTGTTCCAGCTTTCTGTGCAGTCGATGTCGTTGAAAGTCCTAAGCTTTCAAGAGATCTTTCTGATTCTGACTTAATAGCATTTGCTCTTGTCAGTCTTTCACCGCTGAAGATTGTTCCTCTTGTAGCTTCGTTCTCTCTCTGGTTTGCTAAGTTTGATTTGAATGTAGCAAGTCGATCTTCTTTCTCTAGATCATAGTTCTGCTTGAGAACTTTTAAGTCTTCATCAAGATCTTTCTTAATAGAATCTATGTATGAAGTATAATAGGGATTGAGTTCTGTCTTTGCTTGATCTAAAAATGCTGTAATCTCTGACGGTGTCAACTCAATGTTTGGATTGACTGTCTTTCCTGCTGCTGCCATATTATCAAGGATTGTTCCAAGTTGAGTCAGAATTGAATTAAGAGTCGAATCTCCTGTATCATAACCAGTTCCTCCAGTATTTCCTCCTGTGTTAACTCCAGAGTTTCCACCTGAAGTAACTCCAGTATCTACAGGATAGCCACCACCTGAATAACTTCCAGGAGATCCTCCACTATCAGCAAGATTTGATGTTCCTGCTCCAGTATTACTTCCTGTAAGAGGTTCACCTGTTTTTTCATCTGCTGCAACCCAACCTTCACCAGCAGGTTTTGAACCAGATATTCCTGCCCCTGTTTGAGTATTATACCAAGTACCTATTTCACCAGTTACTTGAGTTGACACAGCAGTAGTTGATCCTGCATTTCCTGTTGGAGTATTCCCTGTGTTCAATTTCAGATTTTGATTTTGAGTTGCATAGTACTCTTGAGAATATGGTCCAATGTAATTAGAAGATGATTGGGTCGACTTTGAAAGAGCACCTAATGTCAAAGGACCATAATAACCAGGATAGTTCCCAGGATCGACTCCCAGGTCTTTCTGAAGTTGAGTGACTGCAGCCTTTGTCTGATCTCCATAGTAACCAGTTGCTCCTGCAGGTATTGAGTATCCTTTTGAGATCAAGTACTGTTGCAGTTGTTTGACAGCATCACTTGTCATTCCTGGTTGTAAACTTGTTGTTGGATATGTTGCCATAGTTTTGTATTTTAATTATTAAAATTAATTATCACGGATCTTGATTAGTTGGTTCAATTTCAAATGGTTCAATAGGAAGAGGTGTAGTTAATGTTCTTCCTCCAATAGCTGTGACTTCACTCTTAAAAAAGAACTTCATGTTAGAGACATTACAGTTATCAAGTTGATTATCTACGCAACCTTTAATTTGTATTTTGTCTCCTGCAACCCATCCGCTAAAATCTTCTGAAACAGAGTCTGAAGTCAAGGTCGCATATCCATTTCCTATGACTATATCATTTTTATATACTTTAACTCTTGCATGATCATGTCCTCCAGAAGACTGAAAATCATATTTAAGCCTGCAAAAAGGCAAGTCCTCATTAAGCAAAACCTCTTTTACTGTAGTATAATTAAAGGCTAAAGAATTAGATGCCTTCGCAGTATCGTTTGACCACTGCAAATCATTTGAAGCAATATTATTAATCGTGTAACCACTAGGTGAAATTGTTCCCGTTACTGTCAGATCTCCGCCTATTGTGACATCTCCAGCTAAAGCAGTATCAATAACTCCCGTTACATAATTTGCACCAGTTTCATCTTTCAGATCTCCATTAATATAAATATCTTTAAAAGAATCTGTGGTTGTGCCAATATCTCCTCCTCCTGAATATGCTGATAAAATTCTTCTTGAAGCAAAAACCAAAGTACCATCAGAATCTTGTCCTGCATGTAAACAAAGATACTGATTATCTTGGCCTGTTCCTAACCCATTATCATAATAATAAAGTTCTCCTCCAAGATTCCCTGCTATGTTATAAAACTGCATTGAATGAGCTTCTCCTACATCAGGATTTGGAGAAAGTTCTGCTCTTTCTCCCGAAGAAGCTGTCTTTATGATTGAACCTATTATCGTTGAAGCTGATAGAGAACCACTAAGAGTCAAAGTTGTTCCATCAAAATTAAGATAACTAGTATCAGTACCTATGTAAAACTTTGGTGTTCCCTCATCGACTCCTAAAATATATCCAGTTTCTTCATTAGTAAACTCTGTCTTTTTAGAAGCAATTGAACCAATTGATTGAGCAAGAGTAGCAATTGTCGCTCCTGTGATGACTCTATCGGGATCAATATCTGATGAGACAGCAACTCCTGATTCTACAATTCTAAATAAACTTTTATCAAAAACTGCGTATAGATCGTTCATATAATTAATTCACTAGTAACTTCTAAGATCTCATAACCACTGAGAGCAAAAGGTTCACCGACTGATGTTCCTGATGCTCTAAACCAAATCTTATTGCCTCTTATGTTTGTTGTAAACGGTTTTGAGATACCTTCATTAATCTGATAGATCTTCCGAAACTTGTTATTACTATCATCATCGACTTTGCATTCAATCAATGTCCCTTGAGCTTTTTCATGAAGAACAGACATCTGAGAGATATGTTTTCTTGTAGCAAATGATCCATCTAATGTCTTAGGTCCTTGAATCAATGAGTAGAAGATTGGAGTTTCATTATCTGTTATTCCTACATTTATCTTCTGAACATTTCCACTCTCATCTCCAATCAGATTAAAGAGTGTTGTACCATCATTGTATTTGCTTGAGACGATAAATTGAGTAGGATAACTCCTGACTGTCCAGACTTTCGTTGAGATTGTATATCTCAGAACGACATTCGTGTATGCTACCCCATTGACAGTGACATCTCCAATAGCAAAGTAAACATGATCTCCATCTTCCCAGCCAGTAACTTTTGAGTAATTTGCAACTGTGACATTCTCAATAAAATCTGAGACTGGTTGAGATAAGCGATCTACGACCCCTTCATTGTAACGATAAATTCCACTTGGATGATGGAAGTAAATACCATCTGATGCTTCTACTACACTGCGTCCTGAATACGTTCCGACATTGATCTTCGGATCTGGTTCAGTCTCTTGTGTTGAATAGATTCTATAGAGATGGTTTCTCTTAAAAACTAAAAGTGCTGTTTTTGTTCTTTGGAGTTTGACGACATTGTCACCATCTTGAGGACTGATATCAATCCACCAAGTGTCCGTTGACCAAGTGATCGAGTGAAGAGTCTCATCTGGTAGACTTGAATAATAGACTCTATCTTCACTGTTTATAATCCAAACTCTGTTTCTGAAGACTTCTATATCGATCCCAACTGGTGCAGATGCTGCATTAGTTGACCCAAATGAATTAAGAGGATTTCCGTCCCATGTCATTGTCGGATCTGTACCATTGACCATAAAGGTATAATCTAGATAAGTCGTAAACTCTGCTTTGCATCCACTGCTAACATCTCTTAATGATGTCCAAGTTGTTCCATTAAGACGATAGACTTTTGATCCATTGACTGCAATAAGTGCATTATTTGTTCCTGATCCACTGTCTCTGAACTCATAGAGACCTAAGAGATCTGTTGCTGAGATCTTGTTTCCCAGAAGAGTTGTTCCTTTTCTTAGAGTAGCACAACCGATTCTATCAAAGTCAAAGTTGAGACTCTCAGTGACGACAGTGTTCGGAATCATTGATTCAGCAACTGCTCCTGAACAAATGAATCCGTTGCTCATATCAGTCAGAGTGATCGGAGAACTATACTGCTTGTTTTCGAATGATTCTGGATGAAGTTCCATAGTTATAATGTGAATGAGACATCTTGTCCCAATCGTTCTTTAGTTATTAAGTCGTCTTTGCCTTTGAGCCACTCTGCATAATCAGGATCCTCTTTTTGTTTAAGTTTGCCACCACTCAATTTGTATTTAATCTTCCATTTTAACCAAGAGACAAAGAGATCATACTCAGGTTCGTCTAAAACATCAGTATCTGAGTCATAAGCAGGAAGAACAGTGTAGTAATCCATATAGATGTTCTCTCCAGCATAGTCATCGTCAAAAGGGACATCAAACTCAAGTTGTTTGTTTTCACCATCGACTGTATAAGTATTAGGAAGACCAAAATTACAATGTTGCCAGACATCTCTTCCAGTAGTATGTCCAGCAGCTTGAATTCCTGTGACTCCTGTTAGTGTGTTTGTTGCTTCGGTGTTTCCTGTATAAGTCACTGTATCAATCGTTGTAGCGACAGAGACAGCAGCAATCTTAATATCTCCTGTTTCATCAAAGTCTCCTGAATCTGTAAGAACAATCGAAGTATCTCCTGTAAGAAGTGCTCCATTAAGAGTCGTATGTACAACACCTTCATAATTCTCATTAAAGTCATTGATATCTTGGTATGACAAAGGCTGTCCTCTTTCTCCGACTCTTAGAGATAAAATATGTTCACTTGTATTTGGTTTTCTAAGATCTGAAGGTAGTGCTAATGTATATATTCCAGGAATGATCGATCCAATATTAGCATTTCTCTTGATTCTGAATGACCACTTTGTAATTTGTTTATCGTTGTCAAGACTTCTCCGTCCTTCCCATAAAGCGTCATTGAGCCATGAATCACTAATTGTTTTTCCATCTACTACTTCTCCAAGATCATTTAGTGCTCTATTCTTAATTGCCCAAACAGTATTATCAGCATAACCACTGTAACTAACAGGATCTGAGTAATCTGAATACGTGTCAGGTGTCGGAATACTATTGACAAATCTAGAAAAGTAATAACCTGTTGTCTCAGTACTATCATTGTAGATTGTCTCAAGTTGATCTGATTGAACTTCAATTGTAGCAAGTACTGTCTTTGTTCCTGTTGTTGTTGCTGACCAAGAAACTTCGATTTGATCAAAATCTATAATATAGACTTTTGTTCCTCTGTTGTGACTAAATGTCAATGCTGCAGATAATGTAATTGTTGTTCCTGTTGGTGATGTCGCAGCATGTGTATGAACAATCTCTGAGTTCTCTTCACCAATCTCACCGATACAAAGATTCTGATCAATTGCATAACCAACGATACTTTCGACTGTCAAAGTCGAACTTCCTGAAGAGACATCTGCTGACAGAAATGTACTCTTTTTCTCTGCTGTCAGATCTTGATTACTAATATATAATGTTTTCATACGATTTTAATTTTCGGACTTATGTCATCGTTAATTTTAATTATTATTTTTTTTGTTATTATATCACATTTTGGGAGAAAGTCATAAGACCTCATCCCAATTTTTGGTTTTGTTGATTTTATGTGTAGAGTCGACCTCTGTTTACATATTCTTATTGTTGGTTGATATGGAGCTGATGGGCTAGCACTTGGACTTGCTGACTCACTTACCGACGGTGAGACTGAAGGACTAAGACTTGGACTTAATGATGGTGAAGGAGAAGCTGAAGGGGATGAACTTGGTGAGAGACTTGGAGATAAACTTGGTGAGGTAGAAGGAGAGGTACTTGGTGAAGAACTAGGACTGACTGAAGGAGAAGATGAAGGAGAACTAGACAGACTTACAGAAGGAGATGCACTTGGACTTAATGAAGGACTAATAGAAGGAGAGGATGATGGCGATGGAGATGTACTCGGACTAACAGAGGGACTTAAGCTTGGAGATGCTGAAGGAGAAGGACTTACTGAGGGCGACACTGATGGTGAAAGACTTGGTGAAAGACTCGGACTAGTTGAAAGACTTATTGAAGGACTTGTAGAAGGTGAAAGTGATAGTGAGACAGAAGGAGATAATGAGGGACTAACAGAAGGACTGAGTGATGGAGAAGCCGAAGGAGATGTTGAAGGACTCGGTGATGTCGATGGAGAAGTGGAAGGACTGACACTTGGACTGACCGAGGGACTTGGACTAAGAGAAGGTGAGGTACTTGGCGATAGACTCGGAGAAATTGAAGGACTCGTAGATGGAGAGACACTTGGACTTGTTGAAGATGAAAGACTGGGACTTACACTCGGTGAAGGACTTGTTGAGGGACTGACGCTTGGTGACACAGAAGGACTGACCGAAGGTGAGAGACTCGGACTCACAGATGGAGACGGAGAAACTGAAGGAGAGACTGAAGGACTTACACTTGGAGATACTGAAGGTGATGGACTTGTCGATGGGGAGACAGAAGGAGAAGTCGAAGGAGATAAACTAGGAGACGTTGAAGGACTTATACTTGGTGAAATCGAAGGAGAAACAGAAGGACTAACAGAAGGACTTGGTGAAGTTGAAGGCGAGATCGAAGGACTAACTGAAGGTGACAATGAAGGAGACGTTGAAGGACTAAGAGAAGGTGATGTACTAGGAGAGACTGAAGGAGATGGTGAAGTACTAGGTGAGACACTAGGCGAAACTGATGAAGACATTGACGAACTTACCGAAGGACTTATACTTTCAGAAACAGAAGGTGAAACAGAAGCTGAAGCAGAGGGACTTAAACTTGCTGAAACAGAAGGACTTATAGAAGCTGAAATACTCGGACTTACTGAAGGAGATACACTTGGCGATGGTGATGCTGATGGACTAATTGAAGGACTTACTGATGGTGAAACAGATGGTGAAATACTGGGTGAAATACTAGGTGAAATACTAGGTGAAATAGAAGGTGATATACTTGGTGAAACTGAAGGACTAGGAGATGTTGAAGGTGATACCGAAGGACTCACACTTGGACTGACACTGGGACTGACCGAAGAAGATACAGATGTTGAAGTTGATGGACTTACACTTGCACTTGGAGCATCATATTCAATATGTAAAATAGGAGCACTACTACTTCCATAATCATAAGAAAGTGGATAACGTCCAGTTTCATCTACCGCATCAGAACCATTATCTTCCCAAAATGCATTTATATCATTACCACTTGTCCACCCCTCCCTACTAACCAATTCTTGTAATGGAGTAATTAAAGATGGTGTATTGTACCAATCACCGGCAGTCCAAGACCCCACATTATTCCAAGCAACTTTAGTGGTTTTTATAGCATTAACACATCCATCGTAAGTAGTTAATCTGGTTGCATCATCAGTCGCTTCAAAACAAATATTTGTATTAACAACCGTTGTTGACCTAGATAAATAATTACGGAATGAAATATAAGCAGAGGTAATAGTTGCACCATTAGGAACGGTTACATTTGTAAATCTGCAATAAGTATTTTCAATATAAGTATTAGTATCAACGGCATCCCAACCGACATATCCATAATTGGCATTTGCATAAAACTCTTTTCCACTTGTCCCTAAGTTAATTCTATATAAAGCATCATCCCCACCTGCATTTATTTGTATATTAAGTGTTGCCATATTATGTATCTAACTGATAAACCCTACAAACAATAACTCCGTTTGCATCTTTATAATTAGTTGAATCAGCTATATTCGCAGTCAAAACAAAATCAGTATCTTCTGCTGAAGTATTATCCGTATCTACCGTTTCCCACGCTGGGGTATTCCTGTTAAAAATCTGCAAATAAACCGTGCTTAAAGAAGGGGGACAATTAGTTTGTCCTTCCCATTCTAATGTAAAGGGTGAAGTTCCTACCCAATCTTTAAACTGATGAATAGCATATTGGCTGGTTGCTGTTTGTCCTACTCTAACATTATTTTTGGAGTCCACATCTAAGTAATTTTGAACAGAATAAGCCGTTTCCAAATCCAAAATCCCAGTAGGTAAATCAGCATAATCTCCTTTTGTATATCCCTCATACCCAACGCTAGGTGAAGCAGATGGACTTTGCGAAGGAGATACCGAAGGGCTTACACTCGGAGATACACTAGGAGAAGGACTTGCAGAAGGACTTATACTTGGAGAAGCACTTTCACTCAAACTTGGACTTATACTGGGAGATATTGAAGCAGAAACAGATGGACTAACGCTAGGTGAAATTGAAGGCGAAGGAGATGCTGAAGGACTAATTGAAGGACTTACTGATGGTGAAGGCGAAGTGCTGGGACTAGCACTTGGAGAGACTGATGGTGATGCCGAAGGAGATGCAGAGGCACTTCCTATATCAGTTCCCCAAATCTCATAATATAAAGTAAAAGCGGCAGCAGCCCAAGTAGAACCAGTATCGTTGCTATAAACCATTCCGCTACCAAGGCCGGGGTCATCTCCGAATATTCTGGGAAAATAAGTGTCTCCGTTACACCTTGCACAAAAAGCATAACTTGTAGAGGCAGAAAGAGTGATAGGAGAACTAAAAGTAATTTCCTGCAAATCTCCTCCCCCATCTGTTGTCCAGGTATTAGCACTTAAACTTCCAGTAATACTTCCTAAATCTGCTCCGGTAGGTTTTCCATCACTTACGGCTCTGATACTTACAACTACACTCTGCCCCGTGCAATCCCCCGTTCTATACATCCACAATTTAACCGAAGTAGCATTGTAAGCAGTTGTCGTTGTGAATACATTACCTCTCCAAACAGTAGAAGCAGACAATGACGATTGCCAAGCTGTATGTGTTTCGTATGATTGTCTTTTAGTTGCTGCCATTTAATTTGTCTAAATCACTTTGTTCCCAACCAGGTATAGGCCAAAATCTTTCCACTAAGGGAACTAATTTACTATTAAAAAATAATTCTTTTGCATGTTTTTTTGCTTCATCTACTTTGCTTTGTTTCTGCTGATAAGGAAAACTGAAATCTCCTCCTTGGGTCCTGAAAAGATGAGCATACCAAGTATTGTGGTTGCAAATCACCCTGCCGCCCGATAGCCAAGTCTTACAAGCCACTTCTATTCCTTGAGAACCCCAAGAGCCAAACTCTTCATCGCATAACTTTAATTCCCAGTATTTATCCCGTGTGCACATAAAGAAACTACCCTGCAAACTCATCGTATCTGTTAACCCAGTTTTCAATTGCTCTTGATATATCGGTGACTTTCTCCATTGTCTAAAATATTGAAAGTGTGGTTCAGCATCAAAGCAATAAGAATCGCTGGTTGGATTAGTCTTGGCTATCCATACAATGTCTCTCTTAGTTTCTTTTCCACAAACCATGCATACACCCGATGGACTTTGATACCTTCTATGTCCATCAGGACAAACCCAATCAAAGGCGTGAAGGTTACGCATAACTGGCACAACCGTCCAATTATCCTGCATATCTGCCATTAACTTCACATCAAATCCCTTATCAAAAGCACAATGTGCGTCTGTTTTAACTAAATACTTTGCTTTAGATAAAGAAGCACATTCATTTGTTATTGCTCTTTGTCCAATAGATTCAGAGTGATGAATAATTGTAATTCTTGGATCATCTTTAATAGGAGGATCAATCCAAGTACCATCAAATCCTAAAATAATTTCTGTTTTTCCTTCTATATTAGAAAGAATGTCCTCGACTGTACGAGCCAAGAACATTTCATTGCGTGCTGGAATAATTATACTAAGGTCAAATTTCATAATTTCTTTTTACATCCTCTATTGTTCCCCAATAAGGAAGTTCTTTTGTTTTTGATTCTATTCTTTTAAACCACAGACCTTTATTAGGTGCAGTATTAGTTTTTATATTTATTACAGGTTTTCCTGTGAACCAGACTCTCTCATGTGGAAGTAGAATTGGATATCGACCTAGTCCCCATTCTGGGTAGTCTTTTAATAACTCTGTTAAAATAAAGATTAGATTTTTTCTTCCGTATATCATACTCCCATGAGTCTCTTCTTTTTTAAAAAACTTATTATATTTTTCCCATAGAACCCAGACATTATCATAAGAATAAATTGATTCTAGATTAGTTGGTTCAAAATCAAAGTAACCTTCTGGATATAAACAATCTGATTCTGTCATGAAAACATAGTCTGTCTCTGCTGTTTGACAACCTATAAGTATCTGTCTAAAAGCATTTAAGTAACTATGTCCTCTTTCTCCTACGCAAATATTGTGACCAAATTCTATTGATTTCTGACTTACTGATATAATTGGCAATCCCTCACTTACTTTTAAAATTTGATCTCTTACTTTATTCTCAAAGAGTTCATTCTCTTTATTGGACGTATAATATATGATTGTCTTATTGTTTGACATAATACCAAAATGGAGACTTATCTTCACTTCCTATAAACCACTCTTTGATTTGATTCGTCTTTGTCCAAGCATCTACAGCATCTTTCACTTGGCAAAGTTTAATTTCTTGACCTCTGTCAATACTATTCCAGTAATCATGACCGGAAACTATACCTCCTTTTCTGACTTTTTTTGACCATTGAGCAATGTCTTCGACTACATATTCAAAACTATGATTGCCATCTATGAAAACAAAGTCTAAACTTTCATCTTTAAAATCTTTAACAGCTTCCATTGATGTCTTTCTGATAAATTCGACATTATATCCTTTCAGTCTTTCTTTTGCTTTTTCTAAACAAGCATCGAGTATCACTTGTCCTTTATCATCATGGTGTTCTACATAATCTCCATAAGACTTCCAAGGATCTATAAGATAAAGTTTTAATTTAGGTATTCTTATAAATAGACATTTTGCATAAAATCCTCTTGCTACTCCAATCTCAGCACCAACTTTAAAACCTAATTTTCTAAGTCTTTTGGGAAATTCACTAAACCGACTCTCGTTAAGTATTATTGGTTTGTTCATGTTTTTGGTAGATAATCTAACCAGTTTTCTGGCCAATTAGGTATAGGCATGAATTTGTTAATCACTTTAGCAAATTCTTCTCGATGTTCATTGACCCAGTAATTGAAAGAATACTTCATTGAAGAATCTCTTTGATCCTTTGACATAAAATACATCCGACCATGTTTTACTCCCTTATAAAGATGAGCATACCAAGTGTTCTTGTTAACGATGACTCGTCCTCCTGTCGTCCAGATTGATAGACAAAGTTCTTCAGCTTCCTGTCCCCAGCCAGTATATCCTTCAGTCTTCATGAATCCCATATCTTGAAAATACTTCTTGTGCATAAACCAACAAGATGCTTGCATTGTCAATTTATCATCGATCAAAATATCTTTTCTAGCTAAATGTCTTTCATCCCATCGATAATCATGAAGTTCAGGAAATCCGTGACTTCCTTTTGAACCCATCAAATATCTCCACATCCAATACTCATAATCGACTGGAAGTTGATCATCTTGAACAGTCCAAGTAAAAGCATCTAATTTATATCTTCTTGGAACGACCATCCAGTTCTCTTCACAGTCTCTGGCTAAGATCTCATCAAATCCAAGACCAAACATGCAATGAGCATCACAGCACATGATGTGTTCTCCTTTTGCAACAGAGACTGCAAGGTTGACTCCATGTCTTTTCTGTAACTGATTTCTATGAGCTTCTAAAGTAAGATATTTGACTCTAAGATCATCAATTTTCTCATAAGGTGTATCTCCATAACCATCTAGAACAGGAAGAACTTCAATTTCTCCAGTTGCATTCTTTAAGACATCAAGAATTGTGTTATTTAAGAACTTTTCTGTTCTACTGGGAATTATTATTGAGAGCATAACCATTCATACATCTTTTTAATACCATCTTTAAACTTGACTTTCGGCTCCCAATCAAGTAACTTCTTTGCTTTTTTTAAACTGACATCTTGATCAAAGAAGTCATCTTTTCTGTTTTCTGTTGAATAAGCACATCCAGCTCCGAATTCTTGAGCATATCCAGCAATGTCGTTGACTGAGATCTTTTCATTTCCAGCTAAGTTGATTGTCTCTTTGACAACTCCTTTTTCTGTTATCAAGACAAGACCTCTAACAAGATCATCGATGTGTATGAAGTTTCTTGATTGTTCTCCTGTTCCTGTAATCATGATCGAATCCTTTTTGACTGCAGCATCTAAGAACTTCTGTATACACATATCAGATCTCATTTCTTTATTGAGACTTCCACCATAGACTGTACCGAACCTGATGATGTTATATTTAAGACCTGAGGCTAATCCCCACATCTTAACGACGTATTCTCCTGCTGCCTTTGACATTGCATAAGTGTCAGAGGGATTAATCAATCGATCTTCTATTGAAGGTTTCTCAAGCGGATTTCCATATATGCAACATGTTGAGACAAAGTTAAGAAGAACTCCATTCTCAGCACAAATTCTTGCGATATTATTTGTTCCTCGGACATTGACATCATAAGTCTCTTGAGGATGCGCATCTGTATAAGACAAAACAGCTAGAGCTGCTAAATGATAAACAATATCTTTTCCTTTGATTGCTTCGTAAAGATCATCTAAATTCAATAGATCTTTCGGTCGATCAAAGTTCTCAATCTCGTGGCCCTTCTCTTTTAAAGCAAGGATCAGTTTTGAACCGATATATCCTGAGCCTCCCGTGATTAAGATCTTCATGTTATAAGTTAATAATTCTATATCTTATAAACCCACTGACTTGGACTGCTCCTGACAAATTAATGACAAAAGCAGAGTTTACTGACAGTGTGATGATCCCCTCTTCGTTCTGAATGACATTATCTAATGCAAACAACTGATTTGATGCTAAAGAATAAAGTCCTCCATAAGAAGTAGATCCGTCTTTTATTTGAATCGATACAGCTCCAGCAGGTGCAAGATTGATATGATCAATGACGATATATTGACCTGTTCCACTTGGAGCAGCAATGATCGTATTATCTCCACTCGTTGCAGTATTTATGTCAGCTTTCAATAAATGTTCTACTATCATGTTTTTATTAATTTTTAGTTAAAATAGACCTTTTTGAGTTCAGTCAGGGAGTCTAGGATGACGCAGGAAGCTCCCTTTTCCTCCAAGTTGATATACTACCTGTCTTCGTTAAAGAGGGCTTTACTTTAAGCAAGAAAACCCTCAGAAAGACTTTCAGTTCTAAGCAGCTATCTTTTTGTTGACGACGTGCCAGTTAGATCCATCACTGACGATCGTGATTGAATCATATTGAGCATCGACTTCAGCATTGGTAGCAGCACCATCAATCGTTTCACCACCTGGAGTATCTATTGTGACAGCAGCAGCGTCTGCCGATGTCTTTTTAATAGTATACCAGAGTCCGGCAGTACCAGCTACTGCAGGCAATGTTAGAGTTCTAGCAACTGTGTTACCAATTGTGTAGAGTCCAGCCATTGCGACTGTTAAAGTAGCAGCACCATCTGCTCCAGCAGTTATCTGCCCATAAGAAGGTGAGAACAATTGTACCTGACCTGTTCCGTTTGGAGTCAATGTAATGTCTCCATTAGCACCATCAGTAATCGTGATTGTCCCAGAGTTTGTACCACCATTTGTTTCAATGGTTAAGTCGTAAGCTCCGTTCGAAGTCACAATACCAGTTCCTGCTCCATCTCCGAGTAAGATACCGTTGACAGCAGCACTACCTGTGTCGTCCCAACCTATTGTTAAGGCGAGAGTATTTGTGCCAGCTCTGTCAGTGTAGAAGCAGATTGCAGCATCAGGATTAGCAGCTGTCTTATCTCTAATCAAGACATCGATTCTAGCATAAGTCTCAGCAGCGTTCGCAGCATCTTGAGCTGTGAATAGTAATCTACCAATGACATCATCATCAGCAGCAGAACTCGCTGTTTGATCAAATGCTAATACTGCACCTAATGCACCAGCAGCTGTTGAGTTTAATTCAACTAATCCAGCAGCAGAAGCTCCAGATCCAGTAACCTGTAAAGCAGCAGCTGTTGAATCCTTTCCGTTAATATAGACAGCAACGGGATTACTTGAGCATGTTGCTCCAGCATTTGTAAAGACTGCTAAGTAAGAAGTAGCAGCAGCAGGAGTTCCTGTAGCTGAGACTCTTAAGACTGCTCCACCTGCAGCTGTTGCACCACTTGATGTGATTTCAGCAACTGCCTTTGTTGTAGCTTTAACTCCAGAACCTGTGATGAGTACATCAGAGACTGAAGTAGAAGCAGAAGTGATATTCAATGCCTTTGCTCCAACTCCGACTGAAGTGATGTCTACTGCTGTTCCTGTTGGAGCAGCTGTACCACCATCAGCCATCAAGACTTCGAGACCCTTTGTTGTGTCTGTACAAGTTCCTGCAGTATTTGTCGATGTGACTATCAACTTTAATGCAGAACCTGCAGCAGTCAATGTGAATGTATCACAATTAGAAATGTTTGATCTGCTGATCAGCAAAGCATCATAGTCAAGAGTAGCACTAGCTGTTGTCTGTGTGACAGAAGAAGTAATAGAACAAAGATTCCCAGTTTTAGGAGTCGCTGCAGTATTACCATTTTCTGTGTTGACAATCTTTAACAATTCACCAGCAGCGAATGTTTCAGCTGTCTGAGTGATCTGTAAAGCATCACCAGTTGTCAAAGCTGTGCAAGTGATATTCATTGCATCTCCAGTTGTTGAACCAGAAGCAATCGTTAGTCCGATTGTACCTGCAGAAGAAGTCGTGATGATTGTTGCTCCATCGAGTCCAACAGAGAACTCATCAGCAGCACCATCATAGCACTGAATGTATTTTCCATTGAACGAAGCAGCAGAAGAGTCCAAGTGAAGTAAAACTCCAGTTGTAATTCCATCTGCATTGACGTCAATGACATTCGTATCTGTCTGAGCGTCTGCTACTATTGTTAAAGCAGCAGCATCAGCAGACTGAGTCAATGAAAGAACACCGTCTGACATTGTCAGGTCTCCAGCTGTTAATGTTATTGAAGCAGTGCCAGTAGCATTACCTGAAATGGTAATAGCACCATATCTTCCAACAAATAAGTCAACTGTCGTTCCGTTGTAAAAGCACATATAACCTCCTGACGAAGCGAATGAAGCTCCATTGTCTGAGTCTACATAGATTGCAGCACCAGATGTTAATCCATCAGCTGTAATCTTAAGACCATAAGAAGAAGTGACACCAGCACAAGTTAGTTCTATTGATGCTTCGTTATCTGGTTGAATCATTGTTATATGTCCATCAGATATTAAAACATCACCAGCAGTAATTATGAATGCATCAGCATCAGCACCACCTGCGACTGTAAGAGTAGAACCACATGTGACAGCTGTTGTCAAGGTGATTGCACCAGTTGATGTTCCAGCTAATGTGATCGTTCCTGTATCTGTAGCATTGATCGCTAAGTTCGCAGCAGCTGTTAAAACATCACAACCTGTGATTGCTGTAAAAACTGCAGCTCCTGCAGCAGAGACTGTCCAAGTGTCTCCTGTTCCTTCAATATCTTTTCCAGTACTTGCTTGAGTCAGATCAATCAAAGCACCAGTTCCAGCTCCTGTAATAGCTAATGTGTCGTTTGTTGCGTGAGTACCTGTCAATGTGACAGCAGCTCCGTCAACAGCAATCGTCTTACCATCATTGTATGCATCGTCTAGACTGTAATTGACCATCGCTCCAGCAGCACCGAGTGTTGTATCACTCCCCTGAGAAGTGTAGACGAGAAGATTTGATGAGTTAACATATAACCCATTAGAAGTTGAATCAAATGGAGTTGCTGTAAAAGTTCCTCCAAATCTGATTGCTCCTTCCTTCACGTTTAAATTTCTGGGAGTACTATAGTTTATATTGTTTATTGTCATTTGTTTTGTGAGAGGCTAGTGTATAGAATATCGGACACTTTCTTTTGTCCTCACCCACTTCTAGCTCTCTCAATTTACTTTGTCGACCTTTGAGAATTACTCGTCGACTTTAGTTAACTAATCTGAGACTGCACTAGAATCACCCTTTGAAGCCACCCAGCATCTTGCAACATCGTTATGACCAAGATCAAAGATTGTCGTGACAGATGTCTGCAGTTCTTTAGTCTTGTAAACAACGTTGACAGGATCAAGGACGACTCCTTGTGATTCGACGAATTGGAATCCCTCTTCGTCTTTCAGAGCTCTCGATGAATCAAACATGTACCAATAAGCACTGTTTGATAAGTAATCGAGTTCCAAAATCTTGAAAGCAGGAACAGCAGCTGAATCATTGTCCATCGATTCTGGAATCTTACCAGATTTGATAGCTCCAAGAATCTCTTTCGCTTTGAAAGATGCTGTGCTTCCTTTTTTACAAACTAATGTATCAAGATTAGCACCTCTTGGATTACCACGAGGATCAACGAATAAACTTGCAGTTCTATGCGCTGCTTTAAGACCCGAGTAATCGAACACGAGATTATAGTTTGTACCGTCATAAACATAATTGTTCATGTTAGTACCACCATCTTCTCTCGTATGATCATCGTCAAAAGCTCCTAATGAATCACCTCCAGATGTCGTAATAGTTCTTGTTCCTCCTGCACCCGTGTGAGTGTAAGAAGTCGATTCAAAACCATTGTCAAGACGTTCAGCACAGAGTTTCTCTTTCTTTCTAGCACAAGCAGCTTTTAACTCCTTGGCTACATTGTTGAGATCTCTTTTCTTAATACCGAACTTCCACATCTTGAAAGTGAAAGGAATTATGACTCCGACCATATTCTGTGTGTATGTTTTGTCATACCCTTGAATAGGTATGTCGCTGATGATCACACTATTTTCATCAACGAAATCTGCTTCGCCGAGACCCGAAAGGCTACTGTCTTTCTCATAATAGTCTTCTGTAGATCTGACATTGAAGTATTTTGGATACATTACTTCAGGTTCAGAGGTCTTTACAAAGACTTTCTGGATTGACAAATCTACGAGGTCACCGGCTTGAGCGATATTTAACGGGGCTGTAGTGCTCATAGATTAAGAAGTTGTAGCATCGGGATTCACTCCGTTACCAACTAGAATCTTACCAATAATCGAAGTAGTTGAAGAACCTGGCTTCGTTTGCATAAAGCAAGCATACTCAGTTGTTGACGTTGTATGCGTATTATTGACAGTATTTTTGTCGGTAAGAACCATCAGATCTCCGTTGTCTGCTGCTGCAGCAGTATCAGCACATTGTGCCTCTACTACTTCGTTACCAAGAACTTCGTATCCCAAGAATTCAGTTGCTGATGTAGACGCTGCTTCATAAGCAATGACTTTTCTTGAGAACCCTGTCGAGGTAGCTGTAGATGCTGTCCAACCAGTTGCACCAGCAACTAATTCGAACAAGTCACCGACCAGAACAGTTTGTGAGGAGATCGGATACTTTCTCAATTCTATCTCTCCGATAGTTGAGAGTACTTTGAATCCTACCATGCGTTTTAAAGTATTAGTTTATTGACCGAACATCTCATCGAGTTCTTTGTCAGAGAAGCCTTTTAAATGACTTCTAAGATTAGAATCAATGTTAGACGGTGTAGGAGTTCTGACCGTCTTATTAGATGATGCACCAGAATGAGATGCGACATTGAGTTTCTCTTTCTGTGCATTAATTGTTTTTAGATCAGACTCTGGTTGTATACCAAAGACTTCCTTGTGAATCTTATTGAAGATCTTTTTGAGATCTTTAGGATTCTCAGGTTGTCTGTATAGAGCAAATTCAGTTCTAAAACGATTCCAGAGAACGTTTCCCGGATCATTCTCAGGTAGATACTCTTTATGATCTGCCAGGAATGATTCAAGATTGTCTGTTGCCAGTTGTTGATAAGTCGATGCTCTAAACTCATCTTTTCTGACCCAGCCACGCTTTTTAGCAAGAACGTCCAAGATCTTTTCAAAGTTTCCAAGCTCTCCTTGATCGTATTGTTTAAGAAGTGCTTTGTCATCATCTGTGAGATCTCCCTCAGATTTCTTAAGATCTGGCTTGATATCACCGAGAAGTTGACCAGCTCTTTCTTTCCTTCTACTTTCCTTGACCCGATCTAATTCGAGTCGAAGAGCGAATTCTCGATCAGTCTCTCCTGGTTGTCGTTTTAAAGACTGTCCTTCTGTCTGATCGACGAGTGTTTGATCTCCATCCTTTTCTGTGTCAGTTTCTTTCTTAGAGTCTTCTTCAGATTTCTCTTCAGGTTTCTCTTCAGATTCTGACTCAGTTCCATCTTCCTCGTCTGGTTTTTTATCTATTGAGGACGAAGACTCCTCCTCTGACTTTTCCTTGTCAGACTCAACAATTTCAGAACCCTCATCCTCTTCAGTTTCATCTGAAGGAGGAACGACGATTCTTTCCTTGTCGACTTCCGAGTTTGTTTGATCTGTCATATTTTTTTACTTTACTTATTTTACTTCGCCAAAGATTAACGAAGAAAAACAGCTCCCGATCTTGAGAGCTGAAGTGTCCCCTGTAGAGCTGGAAGGTACCGACCAGATGCAAAGGACAATTCAGTCCTCAAAACCGTTGGTACCTTGTAAATTGTTAAAGACTATTTTTTCTTTGATTGCTTGCCTTTCTTTTTCGGTTTTGCCATGTTAGATTCTTTTCTCATTCCCCATGCTTTAGAGAGGAATGGAGGTGTGTGATTTGATCTTTCTTCTGATGTCATCATTCGACGTGCTAATGACAGTTTCTTTTTGTGACTAAGCTTTTTTCTCTTCATCTTGTTTCTTGAGTTTCATTTGTAAAGAGATAACAGCCCTGTCTACTAAAGTAAATTCTCCTGCTTTGTTCTTTTCTTCGATCTTATCAATGAGATACTTAACTGTTTGTTCTGCACATTTAATTTCTTTTGTTCCTCCTTTTATATCATCCCATTGCCAAGATGTTGAAGGTTTTCCGTCATCTCCAACTGATGTTGAGATCTTTCTTTCAGCTTTCTCCCATTCTGCTTCAGGAATTGTCATTGCTTTTAAATCTTCAATTATAAATACAAGTGTTGATAGATCTCCTTTGAATTGATTAAGAAGAGCTATTGCATAGACTCTCTCTGATATATTCAGTTTGATATTCATATTACTTCGTTTTCTTAATTGTCTTTTTACTTACTGCTTTACCAACTTTCGACAAAAAGCCGGTACTCGATCTTCGAACCCCAGAAGACGTTGACTGAGCATTCTCTGTCTTCGACTTAATCTTTAAAGTCGAGTTCTTCATTCTCTCACTCTTTGAGACGTAAGGAGTTGCTTTGACTCCTTCCTTCTTTAGTTGTTTGTTCAGTTCTCTAATAGGTGGAATGTTAGGACTAATTCCTTCTGGATGATCGTTTACTTTTGATTTAACCATTTATATTTTTCTTTATTCCTAAATTTCTCGCGACCTTTTCACAATAGAGTTTAACACCATCGATTCCGTCAGAATATGAAATTGCTTTTGTTCTGACATCAGTTTTATAAAACTCCCAATGTGACTGTGATGCATTTGATTTCTCTTTTGGCACAATAATCTTGAACATGAAGCCAGATCCTTTATCAGGATAGACGACATTCAGTCCAAAGTCAGAACCAAGAACTTCATCAACGATTTTTCTCCAAGCTGGAGGAACATTCATTATATCCGGTTCATCATCTTTTACTTCTGGTGCCATGACTGTTGGTGTCTGAGTTGGTGCTTCAATGACAGGTGCTGCTGACAATTTCTCTAATATAGCATTAACACCAATTTCTAATTTCTCAAACTCTTCTTTTGTAACGTACTTTTTTTCTTTTGCCATATATGTTTTAATCACTTTTTACTTCTTTTTTTACTAGTTGAAGATCCTAGAATGATCTCGACCTTTATTTGATTATATCACTGCCTCCCGGAATGTATATCCCAGAAGACTTTTTCCTTTTCATGATTCCACTGAGACCTTCAGTGATAACTGTCGGTACATCTACTTTACAGTTGACAACTAACTCTTCTCCTTTCTTAATGTCTCTTTTAACACTGATTCGATGCTGTCTATGAAATGTTGTCATTGTTGTCTGTCGAACAGGCATCATATCTGCTTGTTCTTCCGGTCCCATTAGAGAGAAGATAAGGCCATATAGTTGTTTCAAGTCTACTGCAGCTTGAATCTTGTGACCATCCTCATCTCTCATTGAGATCAGAACAAGATCTGATTCTTTATCACCGGGATTGACTTCAAATTCGATATCATGTCTTCCCCTCTTATCTGATAATGTTGCAATATTATGTGATGTAATCATTAGTCGTAAAGTTGACGATCTAAATTTTCAAAGAAATTCATCAATGCTTGTTTTTTACCTTCTTTTGTAAAGACCATCTTAAGAGTCTCGAATTCTGTCCTGCCAATAACATTCTCTGCATTGATTCTGTCAATAACTTCTGACAAGTACTTCATTAAAGTTTCCCAGTTTTCGTTTTCTTGTAATTTTGTTAATCTTTTTTTGTCTACTTCTAACATCGTTTTCTAGAATCTAGGATCAAAGTTTTAATTATTAGTCTAGATCTTAGGTGCTGAAACATTCGATGATCCAGCAGTTTTATTATTACAAAGAGAATATAAAGAAGATGACATATTTCCTGTTCCACTCATTGTACAATAATAATAATATGGTTTCCAGATCGATGATCCATTCCACTTCTCAATGTAATATGGCACTTCTTTTTCTATGATTCTAACAATCTCTGTTGTTTTACCAGTCTTATCTGATAATTCTAGAACCATCTTTCTTAAGATTGTCATCTCTCCTTTGAGAGCTTCAATGTCTGTTTGATTGACTTCACCTTCGTCAAGAACAATTTTTTTTGCTTCTTCTTTCGAAATTATGCCGGACTCTACTAACTTTAGAAGATTCTCAGGAGTCGGGCGTTCTGAGAGTCTCCATTTTAAGATTGTAATCATTGTCTTATTCTTGATCCTAGATTTTAAAGAACTATTGTATTGCATCACAGATCTGTTCTACTGTGAGATCTGGATCTAAGACTCCTTGTCTTGGATAGTTGATCACTTTGCCGTCCTTGTAAAAAATTGATAGATTTCCAACATTCCAATTCCAGAAGACAGATCTAATCGTCTTACATGATCTTTTCCTTAATTCGTCTGATATCTGTTGGACTAAGTTTGACTCCATGAATTTGTTTCAATTGTTTTATTTGCTTCTTGACTTGTCTAAACTCATCAGATTCAACGACTCTTTGATGAATATCAAAAATTGTTTTTTGTGGACTTCGACCTTTTAATTCTATGAATCTCTTTCTTAGTTTTTTAATTTGTTTCTGACTCATGCTCCTGTGATCTTATTTAATGCTCCCTTAATTCCTGCCATCAAGTTGTTTGGTTGATTTGCTGGTGCTTGATTCTGTGGTACGACTGTAGGTCCACCTGACGCTGGAGCTGTTCCTGCAGCAGCTTGCATAGTATTTCCCTGTCCAGGAGGTGTTTGAGCCCCAGGAGGGACTCCAGGAGCTCCAGGCGACTGAACAAATAGAGGTGTCTGTGTTCCTTGATCACCTAATAACCACATATCTGGCAACCAATCCTTCGGATCCTCTTCATTCACTTTGCATAACTGTTTAGCTGGCTTTGAGAAGATCATTGGATCACCTTCTAATATCGGAACAAGCATATTGAACATTTGTTCTTTCGTTTGTTTCTCCAATTCTTCTGAAGGAGCTAACAAAGACTTTGGTGTTATCTTAATGAGACCTTGCCACTTTAAGTTAGCAATCGGTATGTCTTTACCAATCTGGAAGTACTTAGAGTCTTTTGATTCAAAGAGTTGGCCTTCACGGTCTTCTAAATGTAGTGACAACTGGGGATAGAATGAAGCTTTAAAACTGTCGAATCCTCCTTCAGGATTTGTCTTTCCATATAGCTTGTCGTATTGAACTTCGTTTGAATTTTGGAAGTCTGTGAGTTCATCTATGGTTGTGAACTCTTTGATCTCAGGTGTTGAATAGATCTGACTCATCCAGCTTAAAGCTAAGTAAGCATCCTGTTCGATAGCCCATGATAGATTATCAATAGGAGTCTTGAGTAATTTGAGTGAAGCTTCTTTAGCATGTAAGACTTCACCAAGAGTCTTTCCTGTGATCTCACCTTCAAGTGTCGGAGTAATACCTGAGTCATCATCTACTTCTGACTTGACCATCTTGAGACCTTCCCAAGACTCAGTTCCAGGACCAGGAATCTCTAGCCATTTGATGTCACCGTTCGTAATTTGTTTGCCTTTGCCAGGTTCTATCTTGATCTGACCATCACCAAAGACATTTGATGTTCCTGTATAGAAGAACATCTTGTAGATTGACAAGACTAATTGATCCATTGTCATGTTAGTGAGCTTGTCATAGAGTTCTTTCTTTCCTTTGATGATCTTCCATAATGATATGCCGTAGGGAGAAGTGGCTGATCTTAGCATCCAGAGAGAATGCCACAATGTCAGTAAGCCGTCATCATTGGGCAATGGTGAATAATGCATCAAGATCTTCTTAGCTGGGACATAGATGCAATACAGATCTTTGAGTCTGTTCTCATAAAAACCGAGAGTGATGATGTCTTTGCGTTCTTTGTCCTCTTCTTTCTTATGTTCATCACTTGTATCTTCGATTGGAACTGCGGCTGATTTGCCAACCTCTTTGAAATGTTTGTATTTCTCAAACTCAACTTTGAAAGCATCGTATGAGTAATCCAGTTCGTAGTAACAATCATTCATTGAGTAAGGATCATAAGGTCTTGTCATCTCATCAATCCAAGTTCTGTACGGATCTAAGATCTGCTTATTAACATCATTGAACCAAATTAATTCTTTCTCATCATATTTGTTATTCTCTGGATTTGTTTGATCGACTTCAATAAGTATTTTCTTTTTGTACTTTATGATTTGTGGGAATGTTCTTCCAGGAGCCCAGCCATACTTGGCCAGATTAAATACTAAGAGTTTCATTTTCTCCTTTGACTTTGTGATCTCCCAGTTTCTCTTCCATAACCCATTTGCCAGCATTGAAGTCTTTTCGTATCGTTTGACAAGAGCAGTCATTACTGCTTCTGGATTACGGTCTATTATGATTGAGAGTGCTGTCTGGATCTTAGTCAAGAGTGTTGGGTTTGAGATGTCTGATCTCCAATCATCTGTTCCTGTCCCGATTGGAATGAGTCTAGATCTAAGTCCACTTTCCTGATCCTGCTCAAGTCTTTTCTTTGAAGACATTGCTAATGGACTCGGAACCATCTCTCGATCTGCGTCTTTCCATTCATCCTCGATCTTGAGATTCTTTTTGTAGTTCTTAAGTTCTTCGATACGCTTTGACAAGAACCCAGTGACCTTAGTTTCCTTGTCATCTGGTTTGTAAGCGGGTTCTGTTTGTTTTTCTGGTTCTTCTAATTTTTCTTTATCAATGTCTGCCATATTATTTTCTTTTTATAAATAATGATTGTGTGACTTCGATCGGATTGATAATCTCGAAATGTTCAAGCTCTTGATCAATGTCGTTGGGATCGAGAGTTGAGACAACAGAATCAAGCTTACCTTTACCCAATCGATCAAGTTCAGAATCACTTAAGATATTACTTTTGACATAAAGATCTAAGTCAGATGCCTTTTTTGCAGTTCCTAATGTCCAACTACCGTGAACATAAACTTTTGCAGCAGGATCTTTCTTTTTGACATAATTCGAAACTTTTGATATCATTGATTGAACCTCTTCATTGAATTTGAATTGGTTGTTCTCTCGATACCATCCAATATCTTTCGGTTTTGAGACATTCCAGGTTTCATCAAACTCATTGAAATACTTGTTAAAGACTCTTTTTATGACAGGTTCCTTTCTCTTTACATCAGAAAGAACTTCCCAAGACTTTCCTTGATTTGTCGAGTACTCGAGATACTCAGGTGGTATCTTATTCTGAAGCATAAATCCACCAGGAGGAGGGGAGCTGTCTAGTTTAATCGCTTTTTTGTTCAATCGAAGAAGTAAAGACTTTCCATAAAACTTTGCTTCATCAAGATCTTCTGTCAGTCCGACACCCATCTTTGTTTTCTCAAGACCTTTTTCTGCGATACTTTCTAAATTCTTAAGATCTGTTCCATGATAAAAGTATTTCAAAAGAGTAGGAAGTATTTTTTTTTCACCAGTTTTGACGATCATTTTTCCGACTCCTGTCTTTGCCAATGGCTTTGCTACCTTTCCTAATATACCCCCAAAAGGAATCATACTAATAGCAGCTTCTCCTGCATTCTGAGGGACGATTGACTGATACATCTCTTTTGCAAATAATCCTGGAAAAAATCTTGCTTCTGTGTTCTTTTCAGCAAAAGGATTCTCAATCTGTCCGATTCTCTCTCCCAATTTTTGAACAAGATTGACATTCTGAGACGGATTCATAATGTTTTTGAGAGTCTGAGGGTCTCCGAGTTCGACCCACGTGTCTTCAACAGCTTTCTTTGCCTTCGGAATAATGTCAGAAAATGCTTTCTGTATTGATGTGATAAATAATGGTGTTGCCATAGCTTATTTCATTTTTAATAGTTTACGCCACCATTTCAGTACAAAAGAAGGACAGTTATCAAGTAATCTAAAGTTCTCTTTGAACCAACATTTTCGAAAGATTCGATTATATTTACACTTTTTACAAGATGATTTCATTCTTTTAGATTGTTAGTTCGAGCAGAGACGTAAGTGAACGTAGGTCGTATGTCTCTGCTTTAGCTCTCTGAAATAGAGAGTGAATTTTACGACCCTGCTCAAACTGGCAATCTTAATTTTAATTTACAACCACTGCCTGCTGACTTTATTGTAAAAACAACTTTCTTATTCTCCACTTTAGTCTCTACGATTTCAATGTGAGCATCAAACAAGAATTCTTCAACAGCTTCTTTGCACGATTTGATATCTGTGTATGATTTCATTTTCTATACTTAAAGTCGAATGAGCCCTCTGCTTGTTTGATCTCATGTAATAGTTTCTCGACCCTGTTCATTGGCTTTGGTATTGCTTGATCTCTCAGTGTTTGTAAAAAGTATCTCATTTCGTCTGGTGCATGATCTTCTCCCTTTGTGTTAGCATCTTCTACGTGGATCTCATCATGTATCAGTGAAGGTATTGTTCTTATGATATTGAGACAGTTCTCAAAGAAAACGATGTTCGGTCCTTGTCCTTCATTCCATCTTAGATATCGGTGACATGAATCCCAGCCCATTACTCTTTCTTTAGAAGCGGCCACTAAGTCATAGACTCCTTCACGTTCATAGACTTCTGCTATTGTTTCTCCCAATCCCAGCTTTGCAAAGGCTGCTGTGTCTATTACGGTATACTTGTATGATTCAGATCCACTTAGTCTGACTATTTCTCTAGCATGCTGGTCAGCGTCTAATCCTGTCCCATAGTGTTCTTTGTAGCAATAGACTTTGCCGTTCCAATCTAGAGCATACCAATGACATGATGTAATTCCAGCTCGTCCACTTGGATCTATTGATCTAAACTTTGCCCATGTCTCTGGAATGGCGAATGCTGGGACAACGTGCTTTGCATAGTTCCATTCAGTAAAGAACTGTCCAGCAAACATATCCCATTCTCCTTCCCTCCACATCTTTCCAAGATCTCCTGTCAGCTCTTCTAGATATGTGATATACTCTTTGTTCAAGTAAGGATTCATCTTGTAGGTAGATGGGATGAATCTTGTCTTTGTCTGTGTGTTTGTTCTGAATGGCAGAACGTATGTGTCTTTGACAAATAAATGTCCAAGACCTCCTGGATTAAAAGAACTGTACATTCTCGGCCTCCAATTTTCTTTACTCGTTCTCATTGACCCCTTCAGCTTATCAATCTTGTCTTTTGAGAGCTGGTTAAGCTCTTCTACTGCGATACCCTCATACTCAATGCCAATGTATTTGTCAATGTCTCCTTCATTCTCGAATCCGCCGAGGATTACTCTTGAGTTGTTTGGAAAGATGAGTACATTGTTTGACTTATTATACTCATACTGTGTCTTTCCTGTAAGAACTCTAAAGATCAAGTCCTCGAAGGACTCTTTAGCTGCCTTACCTGTCTGTCTAAGAAAAAGGAATTTGAGATTGGCAACTCTCTGGCAGTCATCTAATGTGACTTGACTAAAGACTGCATGAGACTTACCAGGACCTCTGGCTCCACCAACTCCAATATCTACTGGACCTTCATCTTTGTCAGCCTCTCTTGCTGCTGCATGAAACTTCCATTGCCAAGGAAGTGGAATATAACCTTTTACAAAGAACGCTTCTAATTGATCAGCTGGTGCTCCTGCATTATACGCTGTCTTTACTAGGTTGTCTATTGCTTCCGGATCGATTTCTACCTTCATAAGTTTTTTCAATTGCCGTTTTTAATACAACGACTAAGGGAATAGGTTCTCCTTCTTTGCCACTCAGTTCCATTGTCTCTTTCGGTTTTCCAAACAATCTGTCCATTATATCTTGGATTGCCTTTCCATTTGGATCCTTCGGAGCTAAGATATAAAAATCATCATTCTGACAATCAGAGTTAAGCAATCTAGCAATCTCAGATTCGTTCTCAACTCTCTCAAAGTCTCCGACTCTCTTGCCTTTGATCATTCTCCTTTGCATCATGATCACTGATCCTCTAGCTAATACAAGTTGTGCTTGAAGGATCGGTCTCATTTGTTTAAGCATCTCTTTCTCCCAGAGAACCCTTGCTTTCTCTTTCTCAATCGTATGCTTTTCCTTTTTACCTGGTTTTCTACCAGCTCCGACTCTTGCTCCGCCTTTTGCCATAGATTGATTCTTAAATCAGTAATTCAGTAATTCACTAAAAAGAACAGTCTATCTGTCCTTGAATTAATTGATTATGATTGATTATGTTTATCATTTTAGTTCTTTAGCATAATTATATCATCTTTTTTAAAAAATGTAAATAGTTAGTTTTGAACATTTTTTCATTTATCTTTTGCCCCCTTTAATATTCCCATTTTCCAGTTTTCTGATTATATTTTTTAACAGGCAATAACCCAATTTTAGTGAAAAACACTTTAACATCCCCCATAAATCCTTCAATCTCTGTTCTTGAATGTCCACAACCTTTTAGATAAGTAGTAAAAACTTCCCAATCAATGCCTGATTTTTGAAAAGTTCTTAATGCCAATCCGACT